CAAGCCCATCAAATCAACCAACTGAAACCAAAAGCTAAAATTTACGACAAATATATGAACGCTGAGGACAGCTACACCATAACGGATGTCGCTGTAATGAATGGAGTTAGACCAACAGACCTATTTAGCTTCCTAAAGCGTATCAACTGGTTAACCAAGCAAGCCCAGTGTGCCTATGAGTTAACAAAAGAAGCTCCCAAGGAATACTTTAAGGTAATCAAATGTTACTACGGAGGATGTTCACGCAAAACACAAATTCGAGTCACAGCAACAGGCTTTAATGCAATCTCCAACCTGATAGAGACAGCATTATGACAAGGAGACTTAAAGAAAACCTAATAATTTTAATAATACTCGCTATTATTTTAGCCCCTTGGAAAAAACTTTTCTCAAGCTAGCAGGAAGTTTTATGGTTTGAAACCTAACGAATAGCCACCTTTAACTAAACATAAGTTCGTGTTAATTCTCGCGATTAGTTGAGGGTGGCTTTTTATTGGCCTTGTGTCAAAACGTACGTTCGTTATAATAGCCTTATGTTCGTATTAAAAGCGAACAAAATTTGAAGAAAAGAAGGAGACAAACATCATGGAAAAACACCCACTGTACTTTGAAGAACTAGAGCTGGAGGCACGTTACAAGACTTTTGGTGAACAGAAATTACGCCAAGCCTACGACAAAGCCAAGGCAGAGGGTCAAGTCGGAACAACTACCCTTGGACAGAAGTTTATAGCCCATCAATACAGCAATGTTTTTGAAGCCGTCAAGCTGTTTGTCGAAAACGCACTGGCTCCGAAAAGAGGCGTAAAACCTGCCTATGTAAGCATCTTGTTTGAAATGGTAGAGCTTTACAAGGAGGAGAAAGACCAGCTTTATAGCTTGTTGACCTTCTCGCCTTTCTCAATCCTTATGAACAACCTTATGAAACGTAAAGACCTCTTTTTGTCTAACGTAAGCCAACTCATCGGCAAGGAAATTCAAGACGAATACAACCTCACCCACTACCTCAGTCTTAATCCGAGTCGAAATGTTGTCGTCAATAATGGAATTAACCAACGTGTTCAGAGCTTCTACCGCCGTGCTTATGCGATTGCATGGATGAAGCGTGACGGCTACCAAGCTCCTAAATGGAACACTCAAGACCTGATGCAGCTCTCCGCTTGTTTAGTCAATATAATCATTGAGAATACACCTTACTTTGAATACTGCCAACAAGGTGCGACCTTGAATTTGCAGCCGACCCAAGCCCTTTTGGATGCGTGGATGAACAACGAGGATAACGCAGTAAGCAGTGCCTACCGCCTTTGCCCTACTATCATCCCTCCGAAACCTTGGGAATCCTACGACGAAGGTGGTTATTACGGTGAGCTTCAAACCAGCACATCCCTGCTCCGACTCCGAGATCAACGGACTGTCTTTGGTAAGAAGTATCTGAAAAAGCTAGGACAGATGGAGCTTGCTGGCGTAAGAAAAGCAATCAATAGTATCCAAGCGACTCCTTGGAAAATCAATAAGAAAGTCTTAGCAGTCATGCAAGATGTAATGGAGCTTGGTGGAGGTCGTGCAGGTATCCCCTATATCAACGAAGCTCCGAAGCCTATGGTGCTTCCTGAGGAACCTACAGAGGAACAACTCAAGGAATACCGTAAAGTTATGGTCGGCTTCTACAAGGATGAAATAAGCCGTAAAAGCCTTGCCCTGAGAGCCATTGGAAACATTAAGACTGCTGAGGAGTTCTCTAAGTACGACAAAATTTACTTCCCTTGCAACATGGACTTCCGAGGTCGTGTCTACCCTCTGCCCTCTTTCAGCTTCCAAGGGGATGACCTGAACAAGGGACTTATCCTCTTTGCTGATGCTCCTGCCTGTGAAGATATGGAAGACATCAACTGGCTTGCTGTCCACGGTGCAAACCTAGCTGGTGTCGATAAAGTCAGCTATGATGACCGCATCCAATGGGTCAAAGACAACGAACTTGAAATACTTGCTTCTGCTCTTGACCCGCTTGCTAACACCTTTTGGATGAACCAAGACGAACCCTGTCAATTCCTGGCTTTCTGCTTTGAGTGGCAAGCGTGGAAGCAGTGGGAAATTGAACATGGCAGTCCTAAAGGCTTTGTGTCGGGTATCCCTGTGGCTTTTGATGGTACCTGCTCAGGACTCCAGCACTTCTCTGCAATTCTTAGAGACCCTGTAGGCGGTGCAGCTGTAAACCTCCTGCCCTCCGACAAACCCAATGACATCTATGGAGTAGTTGCTGTCAAAGTAAATGCAGCAATAGACGAAGACCTCCAGATCGGTACCTTAGATGATGTTGTCGATACTAAAATCAAGTTTGGTACCAAGACCCTTGCACAACTTTGGAGAATGTATGGCGTTACTCGGAAGGTAACCAAACGCTCCGTTATGACTCTCGCCTATGGCTCCAAGGAGTATGGCTTTAGAGACCAAATCTTTGAAGACATAATCAAAAAGGATATGCAGGAACAGAAAGATGCTTCCGTATTCACTGATGAAAACTGCTGGCAAGCCTCTGCGTATATGGCGAAGCTCATCTGGAACGCCGTTAGAACCACTGTAGTTGCCGCTGTAGATGGCATGAAGTGGCTACAGGACTGCGCCAAGCTGGTTACCAAGAAGGGTCAAGTAGTTACTTGGACGACTCCAATGGGTCTCCCAGTTCAACAAAGCTATATGGAATGTGTCAGCACTCAGGTACGCCTAAGATGTGCAGGTAAAAACATCCGTCTCTATGGTCTGAACGTCACTGGTAATATCGACAAAAGAGCGCAAGCTCAGGGTGTCGCTCCTAACTTCATTCATAGCATGGATGCAAGCCACCTTCAACTAACTGTCTGCAATGCTGTAGATGCAGGTATCAGGCACTTTGCGATGATACATGACTCCTATGGTTCACCTGTAGCTCAAGCAAAGACCATGTATAAGGCAGTACGCCAGAGCTTCATTGAAATGTACACTGAGCAAGACGTACTTGAGAACTTCAAGAACGATATGTTGAAACTCTCCGACACATCCCTCCCTACTTTACCAAAAAGAGGCGACCTGAAATTAGATGAAATTGCTAACAGTAAATACATCTTTTCTTAATTGTTCCACATAAGTGAGAAAGGAAACCAAAGGACATACCTAAAGATTACTCCTACTGTTATTTAGTAAATAGTAATACTTAAGGATATCCTTTAGGACCCTTAAAATTATCTAAAAAAAGGAGGAAGTAAGTAATTATGAACAGACAAGAATTTGAAAAGTATATCAACCAAGGAGGTAAGCTGTTTGTCGTCGCTGCTCCCCAGCTGGGTGCCGGATATCTCAACAAAGGAGAAATTGTCAAATTAAAATACGATGATGGCTCTTCTCTCCCTGCTTTCTATTACCCGAATAAAGAGCGCAGAGAAGAAACACTCCCATTTGATAATTGGACTTTTATACACTTAAAAGACCTTGAGCCATACACGGTAACCACTGCCAACCACTATGACACCCTTCATCAACCCATAGAAACCATGCAAGCCAACATGACACCTGAGGAGTTCCAAGGGTACGTCAAGGGCAACATCATTAAATATGTGTGTCGCATGGGTCGTAAAGCTGGTGAGGACAAGCTCAAAGAAGCTAAGAAAATCCGGAATTATGCTAAATGGCTCATTGAGAGCCTCGAAGGTAAAACTATTAATCCAAGGGAGATTGAACAATAAGCATGAAAAACGAAGATATTGTAGTCGGAAGGAGGTGAAAGAAATAGCAACCCTACCAATCCTAAAACTCCTAAAGCTCCACGAGGACGCACAGCTCCCCAAGGAAGCCACTGTTGGTCTCGACATCAGCAGCATTAATTCCCTCGAAATCCTTCCGAACCGCATCGTACCCACCGCTTATGTGGTGCACACAGGGATAGCCCTTGAGGTGCCCAAAGGATACCACGGCAAAGTCTTTCTGCGTTCCCACATAGGAGCAACAACGAAACTGCGCCTAGCCAATGGCACTGGCATCATTGACAGCGATTACCGAGGGGAACTGCTTTTGTTGGTCGAAAATATCGGGCAGTATTCCGAATATATTTCTAAAGGCCAACAGATTGCCCAGCTCGTCATCGAAAAAAACGAAAACTTCAAAATCGCTGTTGTTGATAAACTTAGTGCTACAACATGTGAAACCGCTGATGTTGGCACTACCGAAACTAAAAAAAAAGTAAAAGGAGATTTATAATTTGAGAACACAAATCATAACCCCTAAAGGAACCGCTCAGTATCCCAAGCTCCGTAGTCCGGAGTTCTTTGATGGTGCTGAGGTTGGCTATACAATCCAAATGGCTTTTAACAAGGAAGACACTGAGAAACTATTAGCTAAACTGGAAGAAGAACTGGAGGCCGCTAAGAACGCCAGTGAGTTCAAAGGTAAAAAATGGACGAACGCTCGCCTCGGCAGCCGTGAAGACAAAAATGGTGATATCGTCTTTAAATTTAAGACCAAAACCAGCTACACGTCTAAGACTGGTGAAGTAAAACAACGCACCATTCCTATCTTTGATGCTAAAGGTAACCCAATAAAAGGCGACATCGGTCACGGCTCTGTTTGTCGTGTACGCTTCACTGTCAGTCCCTATCACAAGTCTGCCGTTAACTGTGGCCTGACTTTGTATCTGGATGCTGTACAGTGTATCGAATACAAGGAACCGGGCGGGTTTAACGCATCTGCTTTTGGTTTCGACAAAGAAGAGGGCTACGATGTAACTAAGAACGAGTGCATTCCGGTACCGTTTGATGCCGAAGAAGAAGAAGCGGAGTTCTAAACATTGGCTGCACGCTTCTTTAATCGTCATGGAGGGTTCTATCAGAAACCCACGGCATACCGTAGCGGGCTTGAAGACAAAGTAGGAGAACAACTGAAAAATGCAGGAATTGAGGCAGCTTACGAGAAACACAAGCTGCCTTATATTATTCCAGCAACCGATCATTATTACACCCCTGATTGGGTGTTACCTAATGGTATCATCGTGGAAGCTAAAGGTCTCTTTGATGCAGAAGACAGGCGCAAGCATCTCCTCATCAAAGACCAATACCCACACCTCGACATCCGTTTTGTCTTTAGTAGCCTTACCACCAAAATCTATTCAGGCAGTAAGACAACTGTTGCTGACTGGTGCGAAAAACACGGCTACCAATATGCTCGTAAATTTATTCCGCCAAGCTGGTTTGATGAACCTAAGAAACCCACTAACGGACTCATTCTAAAGAAAGGAGGCAGCAGCAAATAAGCACTCTAAAATTCAAACAACGTACCTGCACAGACTGGTTCTATATCATCAAGAAGCCTATTAATGGAGCTGATAAGGAAGCCTTAGTCAATGCTGCTCGCCGTCTTGGTGAGTTCGACTCAGGGTATCACTTCATTATCCAAAATGATGGCACAGTAGAAGCAGACAGGGATGTCAACGCTGTCGCACAGTGGGACTTCAAGGACAACACAACGTCCATCTACATCCTCTGCGACACCGCTGGAAACCTTACAGACTCCCAAAGGATTGCTGTAAGCGACCTGTTCAAGACCCTTGTTGCTACCTACCCTAATATCCAAACTGTAGAGGTACTCTAATATGGAACAGACCGAATCTCAAGTTGTGGAGGCACACGTCCCCTGCCCTGATTGTGGCAGTAGTGATGCAATGTGTGTCTATGATGACGGACACAGTTATTGTTTTAGCTGTAACACCCAACATCAAAATAAAGAACAGCAGACAAAAGCTGCCAAGCCAGTGACCAAGGGAGGTGTGGTATCTCCTGTTGATCTAAACCTTGGAGCATTAACTGCCCGTGGTATCTCAATGGAAACCTGTAAAATCTACGGGTACTACAAGGGGTTCCGACATGATAGACCTGCTCAGTTTGCCTGTTACATTGATGAGGCTGGTACTGTTATAGGTCAGAAAGTCCGTTACGCCGACAAAACCTTTGAGACCCTCGGAAACCTTGAACGCCGCTTCTTTGGTCAGCACCTC